TATTAATATAATATAATTAATAATATTGGTTAGACACATACATTACATTTCTGGTCTAACGATCGATTCAAGTCTGAATCAATCATTATAATTAATGTATCATTAATTTACATGAATGTATTAAAAATATTTCACATTTCAAATCTTTACGTAAAAAATTTCTTAACATTTATAACTTCTTCGCCATTTTTCAAACATTCCGCCATCCATTCTGCAGGAATTTCTTTTTTTGCTACATGTTTTATACCTAATTTCATAGCATAAGCTTCATATGTAGTTTTGCTGCTTTTTGATATTTTTTGTGTAGGAGTCTGAAAAACCATACGAATATCAATGTTAGGATTAGATGCTAATACGTGTTTCATTTTTAAACGATCAGCACTTGTCCAACGTCCTTTTGTTTCAATAAACATTAATTCTCCGTTGCGTTTAACAAATACAAAATCCGGAGTGTATTTTGCTTGACGCTCCGGTACTATATATTTTAATGTTTCAGTTTCATATTTCAAAGGATAATCAGCTGATTTTATTTGTTCAGCTACAACATGTTCTAATCCTGATTTGTAACCGTATTTATACGCAGCTGCTCGTTTAGTACTGCCGGCAGTGTGCCAATGATTTTTTGCCATAACTATTTTATATTTATTCTAATTAGATTTTTTCCAATCTATATATTCTTTCCAAGTACTAGTTTTTCCATTCGGCTTCGTTATCGTTGCTGAATCTACAAAGACTCCATTTTCTACATCTCCCGATACTAGGTAATCTTTCATTATGCCTCCGGCTTCTTCCCAAAATTTAAAATCAGTAATTGTTCCTTGCCAAAAACGATACTCTAATTCTAGAGTAACGGAATTATAAGCTTCAGCTTGTATCGTTCCAATAAATAGTTTATTCATCGTAACCGGATCTGTTACGGAACCTACATATTGAATTATATCTTGTTCATATTTATCATCTAATATATCTCCTGTAAATAAAAACGTTTTTGTAACTTTACTTAAAACTTTATCTGCTAATAATGTAAAAATAACTGTTATTTCTTCATTTTCCATTTTACTAAAAAGATCTACATCTTTACCACCCATGTCGACAGAATATATTTTTTCAATTGGAGCATCCGGTTCAACAACGGGAGCTTCTGGTAATTTGCTAATATCTATTTTTGTAAAATCTACGGTTGGCAATGTAATATTAATTTTTTTTAATTTGTTGTACCATTCTTCATATTGTTTTAATCCAATTGGATCTACATTTTGTCGATTTAAACCTTTGTTTAGTAACAACTGTTTCGCATAATATTCTCCATTTTCAAATTTATTTATTGAAGAATCGCCTAATCGTTCGGGGGTTCGTACGAATATTTGTACACTATCTTCGGGTCTAGTTGTTGTATCTTTCTTTAAAAACAATTCAGTTTGATTAGCAAAAAATTCACGGTCAAATACCCAACATCGAAAAGAAAAAACTCTAGCAGATGGTCGTAAATCGCCACTTATCAACACATTATGATTGTTGTTTAACATACTCGATGCTTTAGCAAATTGTGGTTGTTTTAACGTATCATTAATAGATTTAAATAAAACATCTGCAGAAGCACGTACTTTCGGTAATTTAGTTTTTTGTTTATCCGTGCCGGGTTCTTGTTTCGGTTTGAATTTTTTTGCAATAACTTTTACATCAAATCCATATACCGCACCTGCAGCTTCGTATTCCGATCTTTCAGTTGTTTTATCGGCACCATTCATCAATGTAATTTTTACCGGGATATCTTCTGGATCATATTCAATCGGAGTAACTTCGCTTTGTTCAAAAAGCATTGTTCTAATAATACGTTCTAATAGGTTCTGTTTCATATATAATAAATATTACCAATCAACTAATACTAAATTTCCGTTCCACGTCATGACATTATCGGATCGAAAATCTAAATCTAAATCAAATTCCGGTATTCCAATCCTATTAACGTCGGTTTTGAGAGCATTTAAAAAATTATCTAAACGAGGATCTATAGAATCCGTTTCATCTAAAAAATCAAATATGGAAACTTCTCCACCTTCGCCCCGTGCATATACGGCAAAATCTTGCATAAACAAATCTATTTCTCGTTTCATGCGTACGGGTAATTGTTCTGCATTTGCCATGATATACATATTTTTACCATCAACGTAATAAACAGGAATAAACGTAGTAAATTCAGTATAACGATTCACGATATTACGTGCTACTTCATATTCATCTTGTTCTTTGGTAATTTTAAATACTTTGTCTTCATCGTTGATTTCATAAACTCGGCCGTTGTCTCCTTGTGCTATAAGTTTGAATTGTTTGTTTTGAATTTTATCCAAACAACGACGAATATCCGAATCAGACATTTCTCGTAATAAATGTTTTAAACGTATCATGCATTATCCCGGTAAAATGTTTTTATCAATATCAAGTCGTATGAAAAAATTCATATCAACATCGTCTCGTTTTTTAATAGGTTGTGCTAATTTAGCAATTGCCAACAATTGTCCGTAATTATCATACAAGCCAATTGTAGTTATGTAAGGAGAAAATACGCTGGAACTAGCAAATGTTTGATACGTAACATCGTCATCCATGGTTAAACTAGGATTCAATGATAAGTTAAAATCGCCAGCATCAATGCGAGTAATAACTCCTAATTCATACATTGTTAATGTGCTACGATAACTAGCAGTATATGGTACGGTTAAAATATTGTTGTAACGATAATCTGGACTGGATATTACAGTCATTCCTTGTTTAGCAAATACGTTACCAACTTTGTTAGTCTGTAACATAGTTCCGCCTTGCGTACGATCTGCTAAATAACCAATTTGTGTAGCAGTTAATGCTTTGGTATAAATTCGTATTTCATCTAAATACCCTTGTAAATTGTTCGACGTAACGGAATATCCTCCTATATACAATGGGTGATTGTTATCAATTCTTGCAGATGAAGTAAATGGGCCTAACGGCATTTGTAATAACGTACTACTAGCATATGCATGCAGCGTACCATTAATATACATTTGTAAATTACTTCCAGTTTTTTGACATACAACATGATACCAAGATGCAGTAACAAAAGTAGATGAAGTAATTTGCGTTTTAAATGTAGTACTACCAGCAGCTGAAAAAATTAATTGATTGCTACCACTTAATTCTATTCGAAACGGATATTTTGGAGTAATACTACTAGAAGCTTTAGTTAATACTAACTCATTATTTATTGTAGAATTTGCGCCAGATATAAAAAATGCAATACTATAATCTGTACTTCTATCATATTGTCCTAATATATCATCTTTTATGTAACCGTTGCCATTGAATTTAGCCGATAATCCAATTGAAGAAGTTGCTCCAGTTGTAGTTGTAACTCCGGGCTGATATGTTACGTTTTGACTTTCATACGTAATACGTGTCGTATCAAAATATTCATTAAAACCTTCGTAATATTTTGTTTCTGAAACAATAGATGCTGTATTAAAAGCAGTTTCTATTACATTACCATACATATCCGAACTTAAATTTACACTTCCAGTAAATTGAAATGATGCAGGTTTTATTCCTTCACCGACTCGTATATTAGGTATAGATAATACAGATGCGGTTTGATATAAAAATTTTGGAGTGCGATTTAAATTAGTCGGTCCAAATGTATTATACGGTTCGAATTTATTTTTATAAAAAAGATGATTAATAGAAAAATAAGTTACGGATCTTAAACTTCCATCTACATTGGATGCACTATTATAAGCAACATCTGAATCTAATGCCGGAAGATTATTTGGATCGGAATAAATACCAATTAATGGCAAACAACTTGAAGTTGCACTGCCTGAATAAAACGTCCACAATTTATATGTCTGAAACGGATTGCTAGATACATCGCTAGAATCCACTTTTTTAAAAACAGTTGGATTGATTCCTTGATATATATCTATGCTATTTATTACGTTTGTCATAATAGTAAAAACCCTGCTACATTTATAATAAATATAACAGGGCTCAAATCATTGATTGTTTTAGTAATCAAGCTTAACTCGAATCAATGCTTCTCTTTGAAATGATTTCAATAATGGCTTACTTAATTTAGCAACTGCTAATAATTCTCTACTATCATTGTATAAACCAACCGTAGTAATATAAGTTTTAGGATCTCCGATAAATGTGGTTTGTGAAATCTGCCCAACACTTCCAGTTACATAAGATGGATTGTTTGAAAAATTATATTCTGCATTTTTTACTCTTACGAAATAATGTGTACTAGTAATTTTTTCTGAATTTCTTGCTAAAAATTGATTAGATAATGCACCGGATCCGGAAATTGAATGATATAAAAGGAAATGATTATTACCTTCTGCTCCGGCAGTCGTACTACCACTTAAATTAGTAGCAAAACTTAATTGTCCATCTAACATTTTTCCATCTAATACCAATACGCCATGGTCTGGATAAGCTAAACCATAATATACAGGTGATGTAGAGTTGAAAACTCCATTTGTTATAGAACCAGATACAACGTTATAAACTTTTCCAGAATCTCCTATAGTTGCAGATGCAATTGAAGAATCATCTATCAATTTGATTACGTTAGAGCCTACTGTAACTGATCCAGTTGCATTAACATCGTGAGTAGATATTGATAATAAAGGTAGTTCGAAATTACCAGCATCTAAACGTTCCTTTAAACGATTTCTTTTAAAATTTAATACGTATATGGAATCTGTACTACCAGATCCAGCTGTCGTAAATCTAGATTGATTTGCACTTAATAAAAGTTGTCTATATTGAGAATAAACGGCTCTAGTAGGAGAATCATTTTGAGTACCTTGGGCTGAAGAGCCACTTCCTAATGCATGTCCATATGCTAAAGCAAATTGAACAGCTGCGCCATCGGCGCTAGGAGTTTCTTGATATACATCTACATAGTATCTTCTCTGAGATGTAGTTTGTGCTGACGAAGAAAAATACGTAGTTAATCCGGCAACATTATCGCTCCATAACCCAGCAGTGACAGTTTCAGTCTGATTAGATACTACATCATTAGTTTGATCAAATCTAGTATATACGCGTCCGTTTCTTGCTAATATTGTAGTTTGCTGTTGTTCTGCAATTATTTCGTTAGCAAGTTGCTGAGCCAACTGTTGTACTTGTTCATTGAATGCAGCACCTGCTTGAGCAGCTACATTTTGACTTTGAAGTAAACCGCCGCCACGTACTCCGCCAGATTGTTGATTACCGGATTGATTACCAAGAGGAAATCCGCCTTGCTTAGGTTGTTGTTTTAATTTTTTAATAAAATCTTTCATATTTACTTCTTTATTAACTAGTTGCATTATTTGTTACTGCAGTAACTTTTTTAACTGTTAAATTAATAGTAACGCTACCACCAGTTTCGTTTCCAATAATAGTAATGGTTGCAGTTTTATCTTCAATATATTGTGCTTTTGCTATAACTCGGAATTCAAATCCAGCAACCGCAACGCTTTGTGCGTCTTCATTATCTCCAATAAATCTAGGACTAGTTGGCAACACGGAATTTTGTAATGCACGTGTTACTTGAATATCAGCAACTGTAGAATCTGATAATATTGCTGTATATCCTAAATTAGAATTACCTCCAGTTAAATTGCTAGTATTTGGAGAAATTGCCGAAGCGTCGCCAGATGCTAATAAAGTAATAGCAGTATTTCCTACCGTAACTACCGGTATATTAGTTGTTTGTTTTGGCAATGTAATTAATTTGTAACGCAATGCTTGAGTTTCATCAGCAACTGCTTCAACTATTGGCATATTCTCAATGATTACGCCGTAATAGTTAGTTCCTAATGGATGATTTGGATTCCATAACGAATAATCTACTTCATCATCCCCTAAAGCAAACTGAGTAATTTTAAATGCATCTCCGCCTCTTGCTAGCAATTCTCGGCCTTTAAGAGTTAAGATAGCATCAACAGTTACAGAACTATTATCTAAGTATCCCATATTTTATTCCTATTTAAAATAAATATCTACTATTAAAATTTATACTAAAACAAAACTTCCTTGTTCTCCTAAGGTTTGATATATCAACTGATTAGGATTTGCAGTCTTCCATTCTACTGATGGACCGCCATCTACAGTTTGCGTAGAATTGATATTAAAGTCTGCGGATGTTAATTTAGATCCATTATATTTTTGATTGTTAATTCCGGCTGGCAAATAATTTTGTACTTGTGCAATACTTCCACTAAATTTATAAGATACAGTAGCATAACTACTAGTTCCATATGAGCCAGATCCATATGTAACCCCCGTATATGTTGCTACATAACTAGCAGAAGTAATTTGATATTCAGATGCAACGCTTGTAAAAATTGTAGGACAAAAAGCTTCGCTACGCCAATATGGGGTAGATGCTGTTATGTAACTACTTCCATCAAATACAAGATACTCATATGAATATGTAGTACCATTATATCTTTGTGCGTCAGATGCAGTTAAATATGCTTGATATTGATCATCATCATTTCCGGATATTGTTAAAATACGACCATCAATTCCGCCTATGTATTGTAAATAATCTCCAGATGCAGTAGGAGGAACACTTTGCAAAGTTACGTTGTATACATTGTTTTCGTATGACAATTTAGGCAATGCGACATCTTTACTTCGTTCTAATATATTAGGTTGTATAAGTATACCAGTTAATTTATCAGCACGAGCCGGTAATAGTTGTTCTAATTGTCGGAAAAATGACAAATCAAACAATGTAAATATTTTTATATAAGCATTAATGTCATTTGCTTCTGCATATTTTTTCCAATACGATTGCGCACGTTGAATTAATCTAGGATATGATTTTGATTCAGTCTCTCCCGGATCTCCAATAAAACTATCTAATTCAGTAAATCCTAGTTGTGCAATGATATCTTCATCAATCATTGTTTGTGGAGAAAAATATACTCCTAATTTTTTACTATCTAATGGCGCTTTATCAAATTGACTGCGTTCAGCTCTAGTTACAAAATCTAAATTTCCAACTAATTCATTGTCTTCTAATCGTATTTTATTATCATCATACGTTCCGGCAGCCAATGATATTGCATCAAAATAATATGTTTCTTCGATTGAATCATATGGAGTAGCAGTAGACCATGATTGCATCGATGCACTAAAGTTAGCCGCTACTGGCTGTACTCCTTGCAACGAACCGGTTAATGCGTGATTAATTTTTTGTGTTAATGGTAAACGAAACAATAATTCATTGTATGGATTGGAACTATTATAAGAAGATGGCGCTTTTACGTGATTGTCAAAATATGGTTCAATTGATGACGTACGATTCCATAAACGTATTTCTTGAAGTTGTCCTTTTAATCTAGCAGCATTAGTCGCTCCTCCAAATTCCAATGTACTTGAAGCAGCAGGAATAGTAATTCCAGAGGCCGTCACTGATGTTTCTGCTACAATTTTTCCGTATTTAGAACGTTTAACAACTGCATACGAATCTCCAGTATTTGAATCATATGTTACTAATACACTTAACCATCCTCCATCAAACATTTCTATTGGAGTAGATGCATTTCCGTTTAATGAAATAGTACCTTTAGTGCCCGAAGTAAAATCTATAGTAGCATATAATTGTCCGCCGTTAATATCAAATAATTCCATTGTAGATGGAATAGTTGGATTTGTAATTACATTAGCCGTACGGAATCGAAATTCTATATCAGTTGGAGTAGTCGTATACGTAATTTTTACACTACCCGCAGAACTTCCACTTAAATCTAAAGCATAATCAAAATTTAATTTTTCATATACGGGAGCTCTATCTAGTCTAGGACCTCCATATTCTTTAATTGTTATCAAAGATTGTGGAATACCGTAACAAGAAAGCAATGCTTGTACACTTCGTTTAGTCCCTTTTGACTTTAATAACAATGGTAAGTTATTTATGATGCGACGCCATACTGCGTATGTCATATCTCGTCCGGGAACACTAGGATCTCCAACTGTATTAGATCCAGTTAACGGAACCCCTGATTCATTTGTTCCTAATACATATCCCCAAAGATCTTGATACTGATTTCCATCTGTTAAGTTCCATCCAAATTGTTTTGCTACAGAATACAACAATTCATTTGGCATACCTAGTTTAGGATTTTCTTCTCGTTTATGTATTTTAGTCATGTGATTAATATACGTATAAAGTATATCATAATGATGACCTAACATGTTAACAAATGTAGCTAAATTTTCATTGTTAGAATCGAATCTAATAAATTCTGGAACTGCTTTGATTAAAGAGTGTATATTTCTATTATCATATAAACTAGCACTAGCATAAACCGTAGAATACCAAGATTGAAACTGTGAACTGGATATAGGATATAAATTGTACGGACGAGATGAATTAGACTTCGGTACCGGAAAAATATAACTACCAGTAACTTCCGGTACTGTAGGTGCTTCTAACGGAATATTGTACGTTGTTATTCTAGATGAAGACTCGTAATATAAATACTTTTCAAACGCATCAAAACCACTTATTAATGCAGTTTTTCTATCCGTATAATCTGCAGCATTAGTTGTAGCTGTAGATCCAGAAATATATGATAATGCTGTACTTTGTGCAGCATAATATTCTAAAAGTTCTAACTTATATTTAAAATTCTCTAAACGTTCAGTTGCTGAACTATAAAAAACAAAATTATTATAATCGGTAAAATCTATGTTTAATTTAATTCCAGATAAACTTCCGGAAAAATATGCATCTATAATTTGTTGAGATGTTTGTACAGATGATCCTAATATATCATTCCACGAATCAAAATTAGTGCCGGATGAAATATTGTAATCGGCATTTGCATACCAATTTGGATTTGATAATTGATTGTATTGTGGTCTTGTAATAGACGGTACGATAGAAATTCTATCAATATAAGATGATTTTTGTTCTTCTACTACCCAACATTTAAAATCCGTTTCTATGTTAGCCGGTAGTGGTTCGTACAATTTTACATACAAATATTCACCAACAACTACACTATTAACAAAAACAAAACATTGATTTCTACTAAAATTTAACAAATACGATTTGTATGAAGTTCTGCTAGCAGTTTGATTAACCGTATCAATGTAATTTGTTATTTGTTGTAAAAATTCAGAATCGTCAGCATCAATTGCACGTAAACGTATTTCCGTACGATCTGGAGAAATTTCATCAATTCTTAAATGTTGTCGTTCAAAACTTCCAATTAAATTCTTAAAGAAATTGATTGCAATTCTAAATGTACCTGCAGTTAAATCTAATTTTGAAAATTCATCATAAACATCAATTGCAACTGGCTGTGCGCCAAACGTAATTAATTCATTGGTAATTTTATCTCGATATTCCGGTATACTATTTTTTATGCCAATTTTATGCGTACCAGTTAACCAAGTATCATCGGAATAAACATGCATTTCAATTCTAGATGCATCTGTTTGAGTAGTTATATCCGTATTAAAACGTACAGTTTCATTTATATCGTAACTCGCAAATTGAAGTTTACGATTTGCAATACGTTCGCCGGATAATGACCGAACCGCATTTTTTATTTCATCGATATTTTTATACTGCGTTAACATGTTTATTCAATTGTTTGATTCCATAAATCAACATTTTTAGATGCATCTGTAATCACCCAATATGTTTGATCTGCAATTATAGTATGTGTATCTTGTCCGGAAAAAGCACCGATTCCAAATGTGTCTCCAATTTCAAATTGAGAATTTGGAATAATTTCATCGATTATTAATGTCTGAGTTTCTGTATCTCGTATTAAACCAAAGCCATCTGTTCCTAAATGACCATCTGCGGGAAAATTAGCAAATGGGCCTTTGAATGCTCGATTTAATCCTTCGGTATCTGGTCCATTTTTTATAATCGTAAAATATGCAGATCCGTATTGAGCGGCGCCTGTGTATCTATGATTAATTTTAATTCTAAATCGTAAATCTGTTCCAGAATTTTTTATTTCTTTAGTTACATAATACGCATTAGTATTGATTTGTGGTTGTCCATCGACTACTTCACTAAATTCTAATCCGCCAGGAAATGTTGTTACTGGAATAGATTGATTATCTGCAGGTTTAAATCTAGAATAAGCTAAATCCGTAACAGAATCTGTTATTGCAACTATATCAGAGTCTAATGTAACTGAGCTAACAGTTATAGTAACAGGAAATTTAAAATATTCAAAACGAGTATTTAAAATTTTTAACATGGAATTGTTAGAAATATTAGAAACTGTCGGTTCGATAATTAATAACGGATTAGTTTCGGATGCTTCTTGTAACGTGATATTGCCAGCTGCATCGCGAGGATGAATGCTAACATTATCGGAAGTAACAGTTAATCCATTTTTTAAATACTTTGCATTTTTTCGTAAATTAACCGTATCAAATTGTCGCGTCGTTTCTGCCATTATCGAATCACTTTAAAGTAAATTTGATCTGTGATGTAATCTTCAACAATGCCATCTTTAATTTTTAATTCTAAACGATAATACCGTTCTGGCATTAAACCGTTTAAATCTAAATATATAAAATTACTTGTTGAATCACAACTCAATTTACTATAAATATCATCGTACGGAATTATGGTTTCTTCCGTTAACGCATCGATAACTGTGTAATAAGTAGTTTGCGGTAAGTATTTTACAGTTTCAATTGGAAATACGTTTGTCGGAGATTTTTGTGGATATCGATCCCTTCCGAATATTCTTATTTTTGCAATTTCTGTATCTTTATAAGTAGGTTTAACGCGTGTATAAGTAGTATATGACTCAGTATTAACCGCAGCTAAAGATCCTGTTGTAAATGTAGTATCATCCCAATACATTGTTATTCTAGGAACATATATAGTATGAGTTTCTCTACTAAAAAATCTTATGTATCCTTTTACTGCTGAATTTGCTTCATCGCTATCCGCAAATTGCAATAAAAATCCGTAATTAGGAATAGATGCGCCGCCGCTACCACTCAACCATATTTTTACAGCATTAGTTACATCCATATTAATGTCTGTAGTTCTATATGAAAAAGATTCAGATGTAACCAATCCTGCAGTAGATCCACCAGATGCGGATTGATACATATAACTACCACCTTCTCCAATTCCGGCCGCATACAATGTACTAGAACCAATTTGTATGTTTTGACTACTAGAATACCAAGAACTTCCAGATATAGGATACGTCCAACTTATACCGTCGGTAGTTGCACCAGATTGAAATCCAGTACCATTTATCCAATTTTGTCCAACTAATTTTGCATATATGGCATATTCAGATGGCAAGTTTTTTGCATGAGATGTAAATAATTGTAAAACAAATTTACAATCATTAACTGTTTTTCCATATTTAGATAATGATGCAGATATTTCTGTCATATCAAATTTTACTACAGATCTGGATTTTAGTAACGTGTCACCATCAGTATTTAAACGTTTTCCAACTTCTAATATTTCATCGATGCCAGTATTATAACTTGGAGCTGATTCATATAAACTAGCATCTTGTTGTGCGTAAAATATTCTAAACATTTATTATCCTTTAAAAAGATGTTACTTTGCCGCGGATATCTTGATTTGGAAATCTTATTTCAAAAATACTAGGATCTAAAGATGGATAAATTACTCCATTTCTTGTAGCCGTAGTCAAATCATAAATATTTCCTGAATATCCATCGCTGGTTCTGTATAAATTAGTAAATTCAACTCCAATTACAGATTGTACTCCGGGTACATTAGCTAACGTAGTCAATGCATCGGATTTTATAATAGGTTGATTTATTTGCCAACGATCTATGTTAAATAAATTTTTAAGATCGTCAATACAACGAAGTTTAACTGCATTGGTATTGTAATTTGGCAAAACTGAAATTTCAAAATTAATTCCAATATTGATTATGAATGCGTCTTTAATATTTACAGCATCCGTTAAAATTCTATAATAATCTAAATACGTTTTTAAATTTTCTTTAACTGCATTATTAACAGCTACCAATTGTTTGTTTTGATCGTATCCTAATACATACATGTTTAATGCTAATGGATTTGGTATTCGAGATTGTACTAGTTCTTGTTGAGTAATTTGATCATCGGGAACTATGTATGCTTTAGCTACGCTTCCGTATTTTGATGGCATTGAATAAGCACGAATAATGTAATCATCTTTTGTAACTAAACGATTTTGTGTCGCAAAATTAGCTAATGCGTTGTTTTTGATATCAATTAACGTATCCGCAGTCTTACCTCCCGAAGCCGGATTTGGATTTGTAACAGCAACAGATGATTTTACAAAATTTACTAAACCAGCATTATTTGAAGAATTAATATCGTCGTTATATTCTATAAAATTAATAGTTTTCAAAGTAGCTGCGGGTACGTTGTCTTGTATACCGTTACCTATCGTATATGTTACTGTTAACGAAGTATTAGCTGGAGCTTGTCCATAAGCTCGTGTATATAAAAAATTAGAAGGATCTATATCAATATCTACAGATCTTCTAAAGCCAGCTAAACCATTGCCAACATTATCCGGATTAGGAATTATTTCTTCATCATTATTGTCAGAAATACCTGCACCAAATTGAAGTTCTAAACGATTATCACTTCGTAATCTAGTAACAAAACGTTTTGATGTTTTTTTCATTTTAAGAAGCGTTGGCGCCGAAGAACGATATCCAACTAAATCCGGATCATTTTCTAAAAGATTTGGCACATCTTCGAAGATGGTATCTTGTGCTAAATATGGAACTTGATACCAATTATCTCCATCGGTTTCTGTTACAGAAATAATTTCTACAATATTTGTTTCAGGTAACACTATTTTATCATACGCAACTGGCGATGTAAATGTAAATGTAGCAGTTTTAATTTGACCAGCTACAGCTTTTACTGATTTTTTAAGTAAATAATACGTAGGTTGATTAGTTGTGGTATTAGTCTCATAAATAGTTACTTCCGTAGGATTGAATGAAGATGAAAATCCAAAATCTACATCTTCCAAAGTTCTAAATACAGCAGCTCCATTTTGTTGTTTTATTTGCATTCCCGATTTGATAGACAGTGCATAGTTAAAATCTGGAGCAACAGATGCGCCAGATCCGGCAGCTGGAACTAATTGAAATACATCCAATGTAACTTGTGCTGCTACGGAATTGTTTGGTTTATATCCTAATGCTCGTGCTAAATCAAAAACATTGCCTCGTTCTGTAGCACGTTCTAACAACGATTCTCGTAAATTAGTATCAGCATAGAATGAAAGTACATCTCCAACATATGAAGCTAATTCTATAAACAACATACCAGGAGAAGATTCGTTAAAATCTGTGTAAGAATTTGGAAAATACTGTTTAGTAAATTCTATTAGATTTTTTCGAAATTGTCCAAAATCTTTGCCTAAATATGATACATCTTTTTTTGTTTCCATGCTTACACTATTGATATTGTATTGTCGTTATTTGCATATACAACTATACTGTCAGTACTAAAATTTTCAATATTATATGTTATTGTAATTGAAAGTTGATGCGGAAGTGTTGGATCTTCTTCTGCCGTTATTACATTGATATTTTCGATTGAAATATATGGTAACCATACATTGATTGGATCAATTAATATTTCCGAAACATCTTCTTTAATTTGTATGGTATTTGGTTCAAACAATAAATTCAATAAATTAGTGCCGAATGTTGGCTGCATGTACCGTTCGCCGATTCGAGTAAATAACAAAGTTTTTAAGTTTTCTTTGGCTTGTTCTCGTACTGTATATATAGTTTTGAAAATAGACTCTGCATTAGTGAATTTTACTCCTAATCCAATTTCATTGACAGAATCAACGACTTGAGCTATATTTTCATAAACAAATGCCATTAACTAGTTTTCTTTTTATTTATTGCTTTCATCAACGCAGAATAATCGCGAGTCATAGCTTGTTGAACTACCGGATCAACTTCATATACTTTTCCAGTTTCCGGATCTTCCATTACTTTAGGAGCTGCCGGAGTTATACCGATTGCTTCTTTCATGTTTTGTCGCATTGATCCAAAATTCATAGCATCTTGAGATGTCATTCGAATTTCATCCATACCTTCTGCCATTAATTCTTTAAAACTATTCATAGCCATTGGACCTTGTTCTACCAATGCATCTGTTTCATTTAATACGGATGCCCATTTATTTTCAGAAAATTGCGGTTTAGATTTCCTACCACCTTCATTTACCATTCTTGGTTCAACACGTATTGTTTTATTTGTATCTACTTTAACTTGTTGTTTTGGTTGTTTCATTTCAGTAATTGTAGATTGTAACCCTTCGCGAAGAATTTCGGTTAATTCTTCTTTAATAACTTCACGCACGGCAATTTTTAGTGCTTTTATCAATGTTTTTGAATCCATATGTATATTATTTATTATAAATATCAAATTGCGTAAAATATGGTTTATAACCAATTGGATGAATCTGTCTTTGGTCCGTATACGGTTTGATCCGTAGTATCTACGTAATAGTCTCCGGTTTGACCAATATTAGCAGCAGGAACTCCAGATCCATATAAAACTCGAGAAGGTGCTTCATTTAAATTAGCAACAACATCAACCTGATTTAGAATTAATTCTTGTATAGCATCAAATCTTTGTTGTAAATCCGAATCAGACACATTAACTTTTTTGTAGAAATCACTAGGATATTGTTGTTCTAATCTCGTTAATGTAATGTTTTCTGATAAAAGACTTGTATCAGGAGATGTGGTATCAATTCCACCGCCACACGTATTTGAAATTGTAGAATCCGTTAATCCGGTAACAGCAGCAGCTTTTTCTATAAATCCATTAATCAATTCAATGTTATTAGCTAATATGGATATGCATGCGCTAGATATAGTAATTACGTCAGTAAATGTGTTTAATATTTGTACTAATGGACCATTTGGTACTCCCGGAGTCATTGGTATTAAAAGTTGTATGTTAGCAGAAGTAGTTGCAAAATTAATTAAAAATCTAAATGTGCCGCTTATGATAGGTACAAATTCAAATATTGATTGAAGTTGATTGATAACTGTTTCTAAATTTCTTAATACAGTTTTTAATTGTAAAATTTCGGCATCGTCGCAATTAGCATTTGGCGATAAAGATAACAATGCATTCTGTAGCTGCGTTGTTAATTTGTTTAATTCTTCTGTTTTTTCCGTTATCAACGGTTGTATGGAATCCAATATGCGAGTTGGTATTTGCGAAATCTGATTGTATGGAAATAACGATGCCATTGTTAATACGTATCCTGTTGAATGTTATTGTTTTTCAATTTGTTTAATTCCGTTTGATATCGATTAAAAAATGTAGCATCTGAAATAATTACAGGCGCGCCGTTGCTATCTCGTAATGATGTTGAAATTACTTGTAAGAACATGTTGAATAAATTTTCTACGGCAGTGCTATGTAATCCCGGTTCTTTTTCTTTTTTAATGCCTAACGATACAACCGGAGCATTCAATTCTACTGCTTGTTGTGAATCTAATACCACAACATCAGTTTTAGCTTTAAGTGTTATTCGTTCAGCTACGCCGATAAATTGTGATCTAGAAAATGCAGTTTCTCCATGTTTAGATTGACGTATAGTGTTATTTAAACGAAACTCTGGAAATGTTTGTGTGCTTGTTAAATACAAAGAAGCATCATCTTGTTGAATATTTTCTACTACAAATTTTCTATTTGCTTGATTTTTACGACCATTTGACAAAATGATAATAGGTTGCGTAGTTAAATGATCTTCCGATGTTTCTCCGCGCCATGGAGCTGAAATGCTATAAGTTCCTCCAGGACGTATTGTGTTTGAAAAGCGTATACTAGCATCGGTGCGACCTTCTAATATAAAATCGCCTTCGTATGGTTGTAATGGGGATATGGATTTGAATTGAAACGTTTTACCTGGTTTTATTTGCAATGAAATTTCATTTGCAGTTTTGTCTGATATACCTGGTAATAAATTAGCATTCATCGACGATTGAACATCAACTGCTGATAAATAAAACCAAGACTCTCTTCTTTTAGTAGGAGTAGAGTCCTGATTGAATGTTTTGTATATTAAAACAAACTCTCCTACCAAAGGAATTTGTTTCATGTTCATGTTAGCCGGTCTAGCTAAAAATGGTTTGGAATTAAAATAATTGTTGCAAGATCTAACACGTAACGCAAACAGTTTGCTAACATTTCCATCTGGTTGAGATGAATCTATGTATTGATATGTATAATCATATTCTAATACTTCTGCTACATCAAACTGAATGTTATGTTGTTCCATTTACATCCTTCGTCAATTTAGATTTTGCTTCTGCAATTTTTTGTTGCAACATGACATCTTCTTCTTGTATGCGGTCTATTTCATCTTCCAATTCGCTATTTAATGTAGCTTCTGCAACTTTAAGCAACTGTTGTTTTTCTTCATCACTTAGCAATCCGTCAGCTCCGGATATAGTTTGTTTGGTAGAAATATATCTTTGCACAATGGCAGTTAATTTAACCAAATGGTCATCATTTTTAACTGCAACATCTAAATATTCTTTGATGAGTGGTACGATGATAGTAGCATCAGATGCATTGCGTATGAGTGGTTGTAACTGTGCAATTAGCTGATTGATTTGTCTATCTTTCTTTTTTGAATTGTGATACACATCGGACATTAAATCTGCAAAGCTGGTACCTTTGAATAATTCATCATTTTTGTCCATACCGTAAATCCTTTATAAATAAATATCAAAAAGGCAATTTTACGAAATTTTGTTGTTCATATTCTTTGAAGTTGTCTTCGTAAATTTGTTTGAGGACTTTGACTACTCGCGTTACTGAATTTGTTTGTGATGCATCTAATCCAGTACGTTCTCTAATTAATATGTATAAACGTTTCTTGTTGAAGTCTTCGATGATTTCTCGATTTTCAAAAATATGAAGAATGGAATCAGCTACGTGTATGTCTGTTGGATTCGTAAATATGAAATTCAAATTGTCATAACAATAATCAACGTATCCATCCATGAAATATTCTAATACTTCACGCATTTCTTCATTGTGCATTTCCGTTAACACGTTGCGTTGTTCATCTATATCTAATTCTTGAGTAGCAGCTTTAAGCTTCTTGTAAGCTTTTTCATTTTCACCAATTAAATAATTGTATGAAGTTCTTGTATAATATGAATATGCCTTTCCTGCTAACGGATTAAACTTAGGAAGTCTTTCCGTTAAAAAAGTAACTAAATCTGTTTGCAAATCTGTGAATGTAGAATCAATGTACGTAGGCTTGATGGTGTTAATCAAATTCTCTGCCATTTTCATGAATGCTGGATAAATGAAACGACGATATATTTTTTCTCGAGTTATTGATTTTTCGGTTTTATTGTATGCTAATATTGCTATTTCCGTAATCTTAGTAAAATAAACATTACTTTTCTTCTTGCGCTTCGCCATCGAATTCTTCTTTAAGTTGTGTAATTACTTCATTTAATAATTGAAATGTAGTTCCGGCTTCATCATCTTTTTCAAATGCACCTAATCGGTCAATTTTCTGCATAACTTGATATGATTCTAAAATCTTAGCATACATGTAACGATTTGTTACTTCTAAATTTTCTTCATATGCTTGATTTTCTTCGATGTATTCTTGTGCTTCGGCTAATACCCCAGCTAAAAACCACATACGATACGCAAAAAAGATGCTTGTTCCTAGCAATAAACTGCTAATAATTATTAATGTTATCATGATTAATCTTGATTAAATGCACTAAAAATATCTGTTAATGTCTTTTCAACATCTGGATTATTTTCAGCTAAATTCTTAAGTCCGTTGCTTTTAGTTACTTTGCTTTTCTCTGCAACTGGTTTTGGAGTCGATTTGTCTCGGTTTCTCCAACGTTCATATTCGATTTGAGCTGCCATATGATCGCCGTGATGAAGTAATATTGGGAGATTGGTTTTCAATTTGGCTTGTGCGCTTCTTGCAACAAAATATGGTTTGTTTGAATCGTCATACATTCCGTCATGTATTTTGATTGCTTGATATTCATTCCAAGACAATTTAACACCGTATTCTTGAAGCAACCAAATAGAAAGATCCGGTACCATTGTGAACGGAATGTTTTCATTGTGACGATACATTTTGTTTTGATTCTTGCGATGCCAATCTGAAGTTTCGATCTGATATACTTCATTACCTTCGCCTGGAAATCCTACTTTACCTAAATCATGATGCATTGCAGCAAATATCATTTCTTCTTCAGTATAACCTGACATATCAGCACCCATCGATTTCCACGTAACATACAATGTTTTAGTACAATCAATAACACGAAGTATATGATCTACATAACCTCCAGCAAATGCATTGTGAAAATGTGCTACAGAAGAAGCAGGCATCATTACCATTCGGTCTTCTAAATCATCATACATTTTATTCAATGCATCTTTGCGTGTAGGAAATGTTGCATTAACAATTGCTCGATACATTTCCCAATTGGATTTTATCTTTTCGGCTTCTAACATAGTTTATATAAATAATAGAAGATTACTTGCGTAATTCCAAAGTTTCGCCATTAACTAATTTCATTGTGCATTTCCAACATGTAACAGCAGTTGCATTTTCATCAACTCTAGGAGAAATTTCTTCACAATATTTGCATTGTAATTGTTTAAAACCTTTAATTTTATTTTTTTCTTTGCGATCTTTCATTTCTTAATTTATTCCAATAAGACAATATTTCTGGTTGTTTTTGTGGGGTTGGCTCGACTTTAATCTTTTCAGTAACCGTTTTGATTTTTGGTTCTTCTTGTACTACAATAGGTTCTTCGACATCTGATACCGGAATCGATTCGAGTATTGGTATCGCTTTAACATGTTTGCGTTCTTTTAATTCAAAAGCACGATTTGCTGATATTAATAATATTATTGCTAACGGGTCAAACACTGCAATTAATAAAATTATCAACCAATTAACTACCGAATCCATTGATGATCCGGATAACTCAGCAATATATTGCAATGGGCCAATTTCTGCAGATACTTCCGAATTAGTTCGTTTGTCTAGTATTTCGAAATCAATTTTAGTAACAGAATCAGAAATTGCTGTTTGTTTTTCTGTCAATGCATCTAATCTAACGTTCGCATTACTTAATTGAGTTTCATACGCTTTTCTGTTAGCATTTGATGTTTTTCTAACTTGATTACCATTTCGATCCGTGTATTGAATTACGTTGTTTGATAACGCAGATGTTAATTCCGTGATGTTGTTCGTAACGGTTTGTTTTTCAGTTACAATTTGTTGCAATTGTTCATTGTATCTGGTTTTTTTGGATTCTAAGTTGCTTATAACGGTTTCTTGATTTTGAAATTTATAAGCAGTATCTTGATAAGCTGAAACTAAAAATCCATAGATGCCTAACGAAGTAATACACATTAAAATAAACACCGCAATCATCATGTAAACTTTAATTGAAGTGGCTATTTGTTTCCAGTATCTATGCAAATAAGATGATGTAATTAACTTAGAAGCTTCTAAAGAACCTGCAAGAACAATTACAGCTGTTGATTGTGATGAAAATAATTTGCTTAATCCAAATACACTGTAATATGCAGCAGATCCTGCTAATACGAATGATGCTAATAGCACAACATACGGAAATATACGTTTCATTGTTTATTCACGGTCGATGTAATAACGAGCAGATTCCAATTTTTTAAATGCGGTTGCTAAATTTGATAGAGCCGACGCTTTGTCAGTTTTGCCTTCGGTTAATGCTTTACCAACCATTTGAACGATGTTCATTGCATCTTCAATGTCATCTGTAATCTTTGCTTTGTACTTGTAATACGCCATAACAATTTGTGTTTTTAATTTATACTATATTATATATTATTATTTATTATAAATATATTATGTTAAAATAATAGGCGTTGCGTGACAGTCAATACCTACGTTCAACAAAGCTTGTTCTTTTGCCTTAGCTTCTATCTCAACATCTAGATCCGCAACACCATAAGTGTCAGGAAGACGCAGAATGTAATCAGCATGGGCCGGTGCTTTAATCTTGCTGAACTCCTTGTACATCTTGGCAAATGTCGGCCACTTTGGCAAATCATCCCAAGCAATACCATGCTTCTCGCAAATACCTTCAATAAGCCGTTGTGCTTCATGTCGACGAGATTCGCTGTAATGAGTGCATTGCGTTACGCCATGTCGCTCCCAAGTGCTACGAGCCATAAAAAATGCTTCTTGTTCGGATAAGTCACCAGTATTGAATGTATGATGCCAATAGTCAAACGTGATAGGAATAGCCGTGTCATGATGAATCATTTCATACAAGTCGCGCACCGAATACATGGACGCCTTATCGTCATTTTCTAACACGAGACGGCTCTTAAGAGAATCGGATAATCTATCCCAATTCTGAATCCATCGTGCAACGGTCGTAGTCTTATCACCGTAAGTAGCACCTACGTGTATGTTGATGAGATTGTCAAAGCTAGGAGCATAACCCATAAGATCAAACATCTCGCTATGTCGTTCTAAACCAACAATGGAATTTTCAACAACTACAGCGTCCGGACTACCTAAGATATGAAACGGCCCGGGATGCGTAGTAAGACGATGACCATGCGCACGTGCATAATCACCGGCAATGCGTAGATGCGAAGCAATTTCATCGATACCAGGTAAATCTTCTAATCGGTAATGATTCCAACGAGGAAATATTTCGGAACCGATGCGAAACAAGCGAATACCTCGTTGTTCGTTCCATTGCAGAATAGGCAATAAATCTTTGACATTGGCAATTGCGATGTCGGATGCTAATTGCATACCACCAAGTTTAAACTTTCTGTCAATCATTGTGCGTCCGGTGCGGATGCCTTGTGCGCTGAGTTGCATATTAATACAACAGTAACCGTGTCGAATCATAGTATTTTTTTATTAATATAAGAAAAAATTTTCAAAATACAAAGAAATATGTTTTTTTTATCATGTAATATTTATTTAAAAAAAGAAACCTAAAAGGATGCAATGAAAAATATATTAGCAGAAAATATGCTTAGATTCGGACCGAAAAATTTATCTGAATCCGAAAAACGTAATTTACAACGGTTAATGGAACAAGTAACCGGATTGGCACAAGGCGATGCAACGCCATTTACAGGATTAAAATTTAGTATGTCTTCTGGAGACAATCCCGGTAATATGAAAACTACAACATATACTACAAATTTAACATTTACCGGCGGCGATCCTGTAATCGAAGACGTATACTTACTTGGCCCTAAAGGTAAAACAGATCCTAAGAAAGATAGAGTAACTATTAAAATTAAAAACGCAGCATTTAGTTGTACGTTTGTAATTTATGCGTCTTATATATCCGTTATTAATTTTGTCGTTCTTGATGCAAAACAAAGCGTAACGTTTTCGGGTTTAAGTACCGGTTCTAATAATTTCGAAACAGCTGATTATGGTAGCGCAGGTGGACCTACATATGTTTCTAGATATGTAGCATATTTAGTAGATGCAATGAGCAATCAAAAATACAATAAAGCAAATGATGTGTTTGCAAATGTAGCATGGGTCAAAACTGCAAGAGCAGCAATTCCCGCAGCTGCAGCGCCTACAACAACTGCTCCAGCAACAACTACACCAACTAAACCTTAATACAAAAAAAAAGCTCCAATTACGGAGCTTTTCTTATGTTCGAACAAACATTAATATAACAAATCGCGATTAATAATATTACCAACCATAACTCCATTTTCAAACCAATATGTAATTAAATACGGTGAATTATATTCGGTAGTTAATGCATGATTATTAATAACAAAGTACTCCGTATACGGTTTTTTAGTTTCAGGATGTATTCTAGTTGCTTGAAATGTAGAAACTCCATCAATTTCAACGTAATTGGTTAAATTGTCATAAGTTATCGTGCCGGCATAATCATCTCGTACATAATATTTATTAACTATGATTTTTTCTTCAAAATCAAACGTAACGTGATTTTTTCCAAATCCGATACTAACATATTCGATTGCTGGAGAACTAACTATGTCATAACCAGATACATTTTTATCTGTACATTTAAATGTTAGATAACCATCGAAATTAAGTACTACTGGCTGAGCAATTGCAACGTTAACAAATAACATCATTGCAATAAAAAATATTCTTTTCATGACTGTAAATTTAAATGAATAACTCTCTTATTTATACTATTAATATAAGAAAAATAAATAACGTTTCCAAATACGTGTTTTTTTTTATTATTTTATATTTATTTAAAAAAAGAAACCTAAAAGGAATATAATGATACGACTAAAAAACATTTTAGCAGAAAACATGTTGAGATTTGGACCTAAAAATTTGTCTGAGTCTGATAAAAGAAGATTGCAAAACTTATTAACAGAAAGTACATTAAAAGAATTAGATTCTGCAGGAATGGAATCAGCTAGAAAGTTTTTTGCTGCAGAATTTTTAAAAGGAACAGACGGCCCACAGTTTTCTACAGCAAATCTAATATACGCTGCAGATAAAACCGGGAAGGAACTAGGTTTTGCATACGTTATTGGTATTTATAAACTACAGTCAGTAAATTTTGGTCCTATTAGTTTTCCAGTTACGGCGTATTACGGGGATATAAGATATGTAAATAATGGATCCGTATTTGAAAACCAAAATACTTTGGAACTAGGACAAGACTTAAGTCCAGCATTGAATAAACAAGATACCGTGACAGATGCAGCATATTCTATCAACAATTATTATGAAAGAGTAAGTTCGGAAGTTATATCAACTCATTATAACGGACAAAAAGCAAAATTAGCTACAACGATTGCGGCTGCTAAAGAATCTAAGAATTTTGCAGCATTAGGACCATTATTAAAAGGCTCTGCTAAAACTGTATATGATTTAATAGCTGCTTAATAGCTGCTAGTTAAATAAATTTAGAATTAAATAAGAAAAGCTAACCTGGGAGGAAGAGTTAGCTTTTTTTTTTATGTTCAATATTACGGTTATGGAACCGTACAAAACGGGCAATCTAATGTAATATCATTGTTATCATATGTCACATCATACCAAAAACCTTTAGAATTTTCTACAAATATCATATGAGTAATACGTAAACATTCTTTCATATTAGAATGATAGATTTCAATTATCTCAATTGATTTTATATCATCTTGATTAATATCAATATAGAGATAATTTAATATTTTGCTTTCTTCAGTCATTATAAACCTTGTAGTTTTACTTTCTTCGGTTAAAGTTTTATTCTTTATGAAATTAGAGGCAGTTTCTAGAATATGCGCCGTATCTGGTAATACTTCAAGTCTGCCATTATTCCATTTAATAAATTTGGCGTAAGATTCCATCATGCCACTTTTTGTTGCTGAATCTGTAATATTATTTATGCGGTCTGTAGACATGATATATCTGGTTTGTAAACCTGCGTAGTCTATCCCATATTTATCTAACAATTTATTTTGTGATTGTGTAAGCGATGTATAACACTGTGCATTGACAATTGAAGAAAATGCAACCGTAACGATAAAAATTAATTTTTTCATGGTTGTAAATTTAAATGAATAACTCTCTTATTTATACTATTAATATAATGAAAATACATAACGTTTCCAAAAAACATTAAAACGTTTTTGTAAATATTTATTAATATGATACGATTGAAAAACCTAATATTAGAATCTCCTGTCGGCCGACGTTTGATAGAAGCCGAAACTGCTACCGGAACTACCATATATGAATTTGAAGATAGTTTTCCGGATAACATCGTGTTGCCAATAAAATCCGGACAAACTGGAATCACATCATTTGATTCGATATCAGATGTTAAACAATTAACGCCTAGTCTTCAAGATTTTATCAACACGTTGAATAGTGCAGTTGAATCCGGAAAATTAAAAACTGGAAATATTTCTATTGCAGCCGAAGCAAATTCAGGAACTGCTGCTACTAAACTTGTACCAAAAGGTTGGGATCAAAAGCAAGTAGATTTTTCATATTCAAACGGAGCAACCGTATCCAATCAGACATTGGCAGATCGACGTGCAGAAGCAATCGAATCCATGATCAAGAAATTTGTTAAATTGCCAGCAGAAGTTACTATCACTAAAACGGGTAATGGTAATGGATCTAAAAAATCAGCAAAAGCAACCGTTCCAATTCTTACGTATAATAAAGATTCAAATACGACGGTTGGTGAATACAAAGAAACAGTAAATGTTAATGCAACTAAATACACAGCACCTGCATATAGCGATGCTAAAATTGAATTAACTAAATGTGGCGCTGCTATGAAAGCAAATGGTTTAGCTGGCGATCCAATTGCATATCGTACTAAATTAGAACCAACTTCCGGAACAATATCCATTACATTTCAACCATACTATGTACCGGATAGAGCTGTTATTACCAAAGTATTAAACAATGTACCTACTGTAATTTATGATTCTGGATATGTATCGGCTGACCCAATTGCAGCTCAAGTAGATTTTGGAAAATTACTAGATGAATTAAATAAAACTAAACCTAACGGATATGACGGACAGATAAAACGTGCTGGAGAATACATTTCAACTACTTTAGATGATCCTAAAGCAACATATTTTTTCGAAGTATATGCACCATTAGGTCCAACATTTTGGTCAGCCGAATTAGCATGTAATGTATCAATTGGTGAAGGAAAAACGCCACCAAAACCGGTTTCGACTAAAGTACTTAAAAATGGAGGAGTTAGATTGTATTTCAAACCAGATCATAGTCAAATTGTCTCTGAAGAAGAAATTCCAGAAGGAGAACGAAATAAATATGATATTGCGTTTAACGGAACCATGAAAAATGGAAAATACTTCGAAGGAAAAGAATACGAATACGATGATTTAAACATTTTATTGAAAGTTACAGATTGGACAAAAGGTACCGGCAAGGAAGGTACATTAGATTCATAGTAATTTGTTAATCGATATATTTATTATAAAAAAGAAAACCTGTATGAAATCATTGGATAAAATTTTAGCAGAAAATATGCTTAGATTCGGTACTAAAAACATCAACGAATCTACCGTTAACAATATACAAAGAAAATTGCTTTTTGAAGATACTGGGTCGCAAGGACAATCAGCTGCAAGTCGAATGCAAGATTTGCAGACGCAAATAAAAAAGGCACAAATGGCTCAGGATCAATCTGCAACAAATAGATCAATGGCCAATGCTGCAGCTATCGATGACATACAAACTAAAATAGTACAAAAAGAACGTTGGGATGAATGGAGAAGAGATGCAGAGAGATCCGGTGTAGTTGTATTTGGAAAACAAACTAAAACTATTGACACTCCGTTAGAAACCATGAAACTTGATGCGAAATTTTATAATAACATGGTTTCTTTAGATAAAGGATTAATGTCTCCATCTACCAAAGGAAATCTAGATCAAGAAGTAAATAAAATAGTAGCTACGATACAAAATAGTCTATCTGATTCAGATTCTATAAAAATTAAAATAACAGGCACTGCTACAACGGCTGCACCAAAAATGTCAGGTTATTATAGTAATGGTACGCCGATGGCATTAGATCATCCCGGGACGCCATATGATGGATTAGATGTTACGAAACCAGAAAATTCTTATGCAGGAAATGAGTGGTTAGCTAAACAACGTGCTAATTCTATCATGGAATTTCTTAAAACAAAATTAGAAGAAGCAGGAATTACTAATGTAACATATCAAACATCTTCTAAAGTTTTACAAGGAGGATTCAAAGCTGATGATTTACGTTTTATCAACGTTGATATTACCGGCAAACAAACTACTAAAGAAATTGTAACGAAAGCAGATATATATTTAGAATTCAAAGTTGAGTATGAAACTAGCGAAGGAATGATTGCTCCTCAAGCAATAGGCGCGATGAACGCAGAATTAGGTGGTTCTTCAAAAACCGGAATTGGTTATTCATCAGATGATACTCCGAATAAAGCATATAGCTGTGACATAAATATTACATACGGACAAACAGATCCACTTAGTTTCGAAGGTACGTTTGGTGCTAAGGATGAAGCAGGTACTAAAGGCGATCGTACTTCATATCCCGGTGCAAATTTTATTTACGATATAAACGGAATGACTCCTATGAATTTTCAAGGCTTACGCGGATTTGCAATAAATGATTATTATAATAATCCGCAATTGGATGTATTTTTAAGATCTTGCGGAAGATATACAGAGGAACAAGTTACAAAAATTATGAATGACATATATACAGCTAATTCTGATTTAGTACAAAAATTAGCTGCAAAAGGTACTGGTACATTTGAAGATTTTGTTACGATATCAGGCGGCAGTGCTACTATTGATACAACTAAAGTTACCATAGTTGATTATTCAACCGAACCGCCTACAGTATTACCAAGAGCAGAATAAATAACGTCTTTCTAAACAATACGTAATGGGGTTTAAATACAAACCCCATTTTTCATGATTTAAAAATCAGATTCCCAAGAACCATCTGCATAACTTCCAAGAATTACATACACAATAGCATTTTGCGAATCGTAATTATCTGAATAATTAATGTCAAAATAAACATAAATAGCATCCCATTTTGTATTTTTTGTCATAGATTTCCAATGACCATCATAACATGCTTTATAATTATTTAAAACGTGAGTTACTCTCTTTTGATAAGTATCCGTGCCTTGAATATTTGAAATTGCCACTTCTGTTAATTCTTCAGTCATAGATTGAAATCTACTACGATCTAAAAGTTTAATTCTTTGAAATGGTTCTGGTATTTCATCAAAATTTGGCATATCGACGTATTGTTCGTGCGTCATGATACATTTCGGATCTGTTGGCTGATAAATTTTATTTTTAAAACACCAAGCATTGTATGTAGCATTATGAATGGCCGCAGGCCGCAATCCCGTATCTAATACTAAAGGTTTCATTTCGTCTGCTACTCTAATTGCATTTAATTGTTTAACAATTTCTTCCTGGATGAATTCTTGTTTTAATGAATCTAAATAATCATTACCCGTATTCCATCTACCCGTTGTATCGGTTAATTTGAATTTTGCAGTTTGTCCAAAAGCCGTTACGGTAATTAGTATACCAAAAACAAAAATTAACTTTTTCATAACGATAAATTTTAAATGAATAACTCTCTTATTATACTATAAATATAATGAATATTCAGCACGATTCCAAATTTCATTAAAATATTTTTTGCGAATATTTATTTAAAAATAAACCAACGTACAAGCATGGCAAAAAACATAAAACTTAGGGACTTGTTGAATGAAGATGATGTTCCAATAATGAAACGAGTTGCTGGATACAAATCTTCTATAGATAATTATCTTACCAAAACCGGGCCGAATAAGGATGGCGAATACGAATTAGATCCTAGATTAGCAGGAATAGAAAAAGCAATTGGACAAGATGCCACAAAAGTTGTCAAACCATCGGCTCTTAAGAAAAATCCATTGGCTCGTACAAGAGAAGAAATGTTAGCAGACATTGCAGATATCATATACAATTCAAAAGGATATATATATGATGATGAACAAGAAGCATATGATCAAATCACATCAATAAAAAATTTAGAAGATTGGGAATTTGTAGAAGAATATTTTCAAAAACGATACGGAAAAACGTTAGCTTCTTACTTAGTAAGTAACAATTATTTTGGAGGATTATCACCTGGCGATTCGGATCCTGGCGGAGATGCTGCTATTACTAAAAAACTAGCCAATTGGATTTATCGACAATCATGGATGCCGCAAACGAAAAAAGACGAATATCTAGATTTAATTTACGGAAGAGGTAGTGCAGACATTGAACAACATGTCGATGTAACTCATGGCATGTTTGGTCCGAAAGGATTTGCAATGGCCGTTAATATGAATGATGTTTTAGATTTAGTATCTCTAAGTTTAGATGTACTTCCATTCATAGGGTGGGTGGCATCTTCTGTGGTAGATTTAATAAATGCATCTGTATTTGCTTTTAAAGGAGATTTCTATAATGCAGGAATGCGTGTCGCGTTTGCTGCTATACCTACTGTTAGTGGCGGCGGTGCTATAAAATTAAGTCAAAAAGCGTTGATGAAATTAGGAGATTTGGCGGCAAAGGTTACGGAAAAAGGCGCGGCCGTAGCAGTTAAATTGTTACCAGCAGAATTGGCAGCAGTAAAGTTTTTTAGTAAGTCTCAAGTTGAAATTGTTACAAAAATAATGGGAGAATTTGTTAAACAATTAAAAAATTCAAACATTGCAAAAAAAGCTGTGGAAAAATTTCAAAATTTGACGATAGCCAATCAAAAAGAGTTTTTAAAATCTCTTATTTCTTTTGGATCAAAGACATCTAATAGTTACGTCGGCAAAACTATTATAGATTTTATTACACAAACGCAGGTAATAAGTGCAACCGATAAAGCATTGCGATTAGCAACTAAACCATCGGCGGCAGAAGCAGACGCAATGTTTAAAAAAGCGGCTAAAGACATAGCTGATTATTTTAAAATTAATGCTTCGACTAAAGCACCAGCTGCATATGTTAGATTTGAAAACGTTGCAACTGACTTAAAATTATCTTCAATACTCAAAAACACTAATACGATAAAATTACTTGAAGAAAAAGAATGGAGTTATGACGAAGCATTGCAACAAGCTAACGAAGATCGTGCAGCTGCTATAGCTGAAGAAAGTATTGTAGGTACATCGGATATAGTATTGTGGGGAACTCTTGCACTAAGCGGATTAGCGGTATATGCTAGTTATAAATCTGGAAAAGGATTATTAACTTCAATACTAGGATTTAGCGCAAAAGACGGATGGGGTGCATTATGGAAAAACGGATTTAGCTTCAAAAAATGGAGAGAAATGCTAGGTACTGACAAAGGATTAAAAGCTTTAGAGAAGTACGGAATCACTTTAACTAAAACGGAACTTGAAAACATGACTCGCGCATGCGTAGTAAGATCTCAAGGAGAAATTGATAAAATATTGTATTTAGTTCGTATGGGAGAACTTAGTCCAAAAGAAGCAATTAAAATGTTACGTAATTTAACTCCAGATACCTTAGAAAAAGAATATTTAGCTTTATTAGACATATGGAAAACGGGAATACCAAAAGGTACTTCCGCAACACAAGCTGGCGCTGCTGCTAGCACCGGGGCTCAATCAATGACACGTGCGCAATGGGCATCTCAATATCCAAACGTAACGCCAGAACAATTTGAGAAATTAAATTTAACCGATCGATATTATTTACAAAACGTAAATCCGTTGGCAAAATATAACTATCGTACTCAATCGATAATAAGAACTTAAAAAAACGTAAATTAATTAATTTTTTTTAACGAAACCATTTAAAAAATCTCGTTGTCGTTGTATTGCATCTTCCAACGTAGATTTTCCAGTTTGAGTTTTTGCGTCTTCCAACGTAGATTTTCTAGTTTGTTTTCGTTTCTTTGAATTGTTTGAGTCAGTTCTGATAATGCTAGATGATACATCATTGCCAACGCCGTTTCGTGTTTTTCTAGTTTTATTATCCGTTCCGTTATTATCTGCATTGCTTGTTCTGCTGTCTGTATTGTCAATTGCGCTTGTAATTGTTGGCCTTCTGTAGTTTTTAGAAATTCGGTCAGCTTCTTTGATTGTTGCAATTCGTCGTTGGATTTCTTCGTTTCCAAGTTCTCGGGTGTCTTCGTAATAGATATATCCGACGTGATAATCGGTTTTGACGTTTTGAATTTGTATACCACACGGATAACGAACCCCTTCACATGATTCCACAGTATATTGAACGCCCCACGAGTTTTGTTTTGTTTTCGTAACATAACCATATTGTTTTTGTCCCATCCAAAAAAAGAAAACCGCATCTCCTGGTTGAAATTGCGGTTTATTGAATTTTGCTTGTATTTTATCGGAAACTTTTTGTTTTTTTGCCATTAATGCTTAATTAGTGCATATTCCTACGTAAAAATCTATGATGCGAAATATCCGTAGATATCTAGTAATTTTGTCTTTCCGGAATGATTTTTCCATCATGATGTCTCTTCGAAGAATGTATCCGGATTCAACAAATTTATAAATTACATGACGCATTGCTTTGAGACTATTAGATTCGATCATGATATTTTCATCATCAATCATTATATCGACACGGTCTACATCTTGCATCGAATCGTCATATGAAATAATAGGATGCGATTCTTCTTCAATTATGTATTGTTTAACCGAATCAAAAAATGTGCTTAAATCTAATCCGCTTTGTTTGTTTTGTTCAGCTGCATAAATGTCAAACAAATATGCAAGTTGTTCAGATTCAGAAAGAGTTAAATAATACTGATATTCTGAATAATTTACGCGTATATAAGAGAACATTGTTTTCATAGCTTTGCTCTTTGTATTGTAAATAAATCTAGAATTTGTGTTTCATTTAAATGTTTTATAATAGCAATTTTTGCAACGGCTTCATCCAAACATTCCGCATGAACAGATCCTAATATTTCTTGGTTAGAATCTGTTTTATATGCGTATGTATAGATATCCATCTTTTATTATAAATATAAACCTAACTCATATGCCCGCATCGAAGATGATGTAGCTTCTGACAAAGTTTCAACTAATTTTCTTAGTTCGTGACGTTTCAAAGAAAATGTTTGTGATTTTATACGAACATCATATGTGTCATTTTTAGTTCCTGTAATATATGCTTCGTCCATTAATGTTTTAACGGATTTAGAATAATTAACTAGATCTTTGTACAACATGTTGATTTTTTGATTGTATATGAATAATTCTCCAATTGGAGTATTCATCGGATCCGTTTTAAAATTTTCTTCTGAAATCTTTTCAGCAAATACAAAATCCAACGTAGACCATATAGCGCCATATCTTTCTTGATACTTTTCACTGATTGCCCATGGGTGATTGATACTTTTCATGTTTATTGATGTTTATAAATTGTTACTGTGTATATATCTTTTGAATAATTGTGTCGTATGTTAACGAATTGATATTTTTCTAGAAGCATATCCATTATTAATCCAGGATGCACGTAGAAGAAGCCTTCGTGTATGTTATTGTTGATTGGCGATAACAAATTGAAAGTAACAGCGTGATTTGCAACTTGATACATTTTTTCTACATCCGTAAATAATTTTTGCAAATCCGCATCTTCATCTTCGCATTTTCTTTGTGTGAAATATCCGGATGCTACAACCCAATCATGCACAGATAATTCAAAGTTTTCAAATGACCCAATTTGTATGTCTAAATCGTATTTTTGTTTAGCTAAATCTGCCATTATGGGATTATGATCTAATCCGGTATATGCAAATACATGATCATGAATTTCAGACAAATATCCGTAAAGATCGCCTCTTCCGCATCCTATATCCAAAACAGTAAATGTAGTAGCATCTAGCCCCATTATTAAGTTTTGAAACAAGAAATTTTGTTCGGCGGTGCTATTGTATCCAACAACGGTTGGGCTATATAACATGTAATCCGGATCGGTACCTGCGATTAACGAATCTCGTCTAGAATATTCAGGATCGTCACCATATACGATTTTTTGTATTTTAGTTTGTAGTGCTTTTAAGGCATTCATAGAACTTTGATATAAAAGATATAATTTAGATTAAATAAGTTCATTACATGTTTGATTTCGGGGCTTACGCTCTAACAATTGGCAATTGATTTGTTTCAAACAATGTAGAATAATTCATAGTAGGCGTTATGATGCCAGAATCACAAAGTTTTTCGGTTAAATCTTTGTTAATGAACGTTTTCTTGGTTTTTGAAGTATTTATCATGGTCATTGCAGATCTATTCTCAAACAAGATGTCATACATTGTAGATTTATTAACGATAAACTTGTCTAAAATGATAGCTACATGATTAACGCCTTCATGTGATACGATAACGGGAGTTCCAACTTTGTAAGACATTATTCTAGAATTTTAATGATTTTACTTGCATTAACTGCTTTCACTTCAAAGTCAAAATTGTAGCCTTGAAAGTCTTTAACTACTTTAGCTTCTGCTTCAGTAACAGACATAGCTTCTACTAGATAAGTTTCGGTGACTTTTTTCTCTTTTGTACCTTTTGGGGTATCGAATTCTTGTGTTAATTGTACTTTTGCGGTATAATAACTCATTTTTTAAAAATTTAAAGGTTTATAACTTATTATAAATATAATAAAATAATTTGAATAATCAAATATTTGTTCAATTTATCTTTTTATGAATTCTTGCAAAGATTTTTTCTTTTTATAGTGGTCAAATGACTTGCGTATCTCTGCTGGCTTCATTTTTAATGAAGTTTGAAGTGCATAAATTACGTCTACTATCATGTCGATGCGTTCCGAAGCAGTTTTTGGTGCATTTTTCATGCGATTAATGATTTTTTTCAAATCTTTTAAATACTCTGCCGGTACTTCGTCAATAATTTTTACTGTTTTTTTAATTTTTTCAGATTTGTCTGATGATTTTGATTTAGACTTACCGTCAACAAGCAAATTTTGTGCAATTATTGCAGATTCTCGCAAAACGTCGCCATATTTTACTACCCAAGCTACTTCTGGACCTGGTCCTCCTGGGCCTGGAGCTCCGCCTTCCGCACCTCCACCTTTGCCTTTTTCAATTTTTTCTTTGTCAGCAGCACCTAAACCTTTAACATCATCCAAGCTAAGCTGTAATTCTATGGTGTACTCATTATTACGACCCCATCCAGTATAAGGAACTAGTTTGATTACTTCTTGTCTTAACAAATTTAGCAATATTCCTGGATTCAAATTGAATTCTTTGCCGCTTCTAGCTAGAAATTCGCGTACGCCGATATCAGAAATGGAATAAATGACGCCTAGATGCGTGCTACCATAGGCATCAAATTTTCCTAAAAACTTTTCTTCTGCTGGAGTAAACAACGAATCAACGGCATCTTTACTAGCATTGTCAGTTTCTAACTCCGATTGTTCTCGAAGCATCAATTTTAATGTAGTTTCTACTCGTTGATTCAATGTTTTTTTCATGTTACAATGCTTTAGTTTCAGCCAATTGAGTTGAACGATATTTCGTTGCTAATTTTTTCATTTCGTTGATAGACTTTCTTGCTATAACTCCTGCTTTCTTAACTCCTTTTGCTTGAAATCTTTCATGGTTTTCTTTGAATGTTAACCAATGTGATTCCAATACTTCGTAAATTTCTTGTGATGTCATATTAACCTTTTTTATTTATTATAAATATGTTACTGTACAAAACGGTCCATAAATGCATGTATGTTTTGATCAGAAACTTTTAATGTAGTGTAACCATCTAATTCCATGTAAATGATATTGTCATGTTGATATATTTGTTGTATGCACGCACAATTAACGTAACGTTGTTCGATAACGTCGTTATCTGTTTTCACATTAACCAATATAAACATGTTTTGTTTCATTAATCACCAGACCATTTACCACCCATGTAACCTTTAGATGTACTTCCTCCTGGCATACTGTAAGGATCCATTCCAGTGCCGCTACTAATATCAACATCTGTTTTAGGCGCATCTTCAATATCTTTAAAATTGATTCGAACACCTCGTTCGATTAATTCTGCAATAACTTTAGCAATATAATATTGTGACGGATTTCCTTGTTGTAAAAATTTAATTACTCCATCAACAGAATGACGCGCTTCTGGATACAATATTCCAGATCCTAATTTAGTTCTGTTGCTTGACATCCAATCTGCTAATTTAGATTTTGATACTCGTTTTGGTAAAGCGTAATCAGATAAATTTATACGATTAGTTATGGTATCGGGAATACGCATCCAATCCATATCTGCATATTCATCTGCAAAATCCGGACCCATATCATCATCTGCAGATGCCAATGCTACTCTACGTAATGGTTCTGGCATATTATTCCACATTTCATTTTCGTTGTATTCTCTTAACAAACGTTTTGCGCGAGACAATTCTTCTTTAAGAATCTGCACATGTTTTGGATTTTTAAAATCAAATATTTTCATGTTATTGTAGGTTTTCAAGTTTATAAATAGTAGTATAAATCAAATCTTTAAATGCGTCTAACTGATTGATGATGTTAGTATCTTCTTTAGGTATTTTATTGTATGATCTATCAACATATGTTGCCAAAGCTTTGAAATATTTAAGCGCCGTTGCTTGACTGTATTCATCGAATTTTTCCGCAGGAACATATCCGTTAACGATTCCGTGTTTACCTTGATATGCTTCTACTAAAGCATCAACCATATCTGGTATCGCTTCGTAATACGCACCCAATGCCATATGTGCAGCAAATGAACCTGCTCCAGTTGTCTGCCAATGAAATACATGAGCTTGATCTCGAGATGCCATAAGTGTTGATATTAATTTTTCAAACATAGTTTACCTTTTATTTTTTAATTTTGTTTTACGTATTGATTCCTCAACAGTTTCTCCAGCTGCTGCTAATACATAGTTAGCTTCTTTGTTTCTTCGTTTTTTATTTATTCCAGAATTATCAGTTTCTCTAGCTCGTATTGCATCTGCAATAGCTTGTATATCGCCTTCCTGCGCTGCAGTTTTTATAGAACTAGGTAACGAACCATAATTATATGCAACAGACACTAATGCTGCAATAACACCATTGGGTAGATCTACAGAACCAATAGATCGTAAAGTTTGCGGAATAAATTCAGTTTCGAGACGACGTTTTAAATCTCTCGCTGCATCTTCTTTAGTTATAACAATATCAGGACGTATTGTGCGATTGTTACCTAAACGCACCACATCGCCGGTTGCTGTTGTAATAGTACTACTTCCATGTCCAATTCTCCAAGCATTAACATCCCAACCTGGCGTAGAAGAAAATCCTTCAAATCTAGCTAACAATCTAGTAGCTTGATTTTCTAAACTATCAGAAAAATTAGCACCGGATACTATATCAGAAGAATCTACATATACAATATCGGAATATGTAACTTTTTTTGGTTTGATTTTTGGTTGATTGACTGCGATTATTGGTTCGAAATTATATTCTCTTACTATATCTTTCCATTGTTCTGAAATTTCTCTGTGACCATCTGAATTTAATTCAACACCATCTGTAAAATTTGAAGATCTAAAATTAGATATATCAATAACATCATCTGCTATGTTTTGAGAAGATATCCATTCGGATAATTCTTGTAAATCTTTTACTTCTGGATCTTTATCGGTTTCAATTGTAAAATCAATCGGATTGGTTATTACGATAAGTTTATTAGATCTACGTTTTGCAAATTTAAAAATTTCTTCAAGAATTCTAGTTGTTCTGTTAACAGTTTTAGTAATCGAATTGGTAACCATAATACTTATAATATCATATGTATCTGGTTTAGCAAGTTGACTAATTGCTTTAGCTAATGCAATTGCATCTAAATCAGACTTTGCTACGATGTCTCCCGTTACATATTGTTCTTCTAGAAGATTGTTTGCATAACTATTATTATCGGAAGTTTGAATATCGCCTATAAATAAAACATTGTATTGTTTAGTATCACCATCGCCAGATAAAATATCCGCCAACGGGGTTTCGGTGATTTTAGATTCTAATATTTGTTTTAAACGTATCATCTGCCTTGTGCTACATATGGTTTAACGTATTTAGTTGCATTTTTGCTACGACTTGTTTTAGTTTTAGCATGAATTTTTACGTTGTTTGTTCTTGTTTTTGCTGCCATTACCTTTTTCCTTTGTTATAACAAAATAACTGATTGAAAAACGTAACTATTTTTATATAAATATGAAACAGTAAAAAAGTGCCAACATTTCTGCTAGCACTTTCAACTTAACGACTAAGGTAGCAGTCGAATGTTATTTTTTAAATGTTTCTCTTAAAATATAGTCATTACCTTTAAGATTACGTAGTATTCTATCTTCTAACGGCAATTCGCGCATTTCTTGTAATCCAGCTTTAGTAATTAATGTGGATTCATTTTTACGAGCCATCTTTTCTTTGATTGAATCAATTTGATCGTCGATGTGTTGCAAAGCTTCTCCATAATAATCAGCAACTGGTCCTCCTTCTGGTTCAGCTTCTTGTTCCATGTCAAATTCAAGTTGTTTGCGTTGAGCCTTAAGTGCAGCCAATTTTTCCTGATAAAACTTTGACGGAGCTTTTTCTGCAGATTTGCTAGAGTCAGACGTATTATTTGAGGTTTGCCGCATCATATCCATTTTTGAAGACAAAGACTGACGTTCCCAGTTTTGCAAAGGTTTATTCCAACGCTTATCTATTTCTTCATCAGATAATTCATTCATTTCGGATTTTTTCTTTGCTTTGTCTTTGAAAGCTTGTTTCATTGATTCCGTTTCATCCCCGTCACCATCAGCATCTATATAATCTGGTTTAGCCGATTCGTTAGTACCAAACGGAACATCTAACATGTCCGCAATAGTTGCTAAAGCTTCGTGACCTGTCATAGAATCACTCATGTATATTTTTTCAATAACATCTAATTCGGCTCTAGAAGAATTCACCGCAGAATCAAATTGTTCCGGGGTCAATCCCAATTCGTCAGCTATCTCATCGAATACGTCTGAGTGGTTTTCTCGCAGTTTACGTGCATGTGCCGCAGTAGTATCAGCCTCTTTAAGTATGTTTTTTAGTTTTATCACGGTGATTCCTTTTGTTATAAATATGATAGTAATGGAAAAGGTTTAGTACGTTGTAAACGGTTAGAAAGGTATAGTGCGCCCTTCTCAGGGCTAGCACTGTTTATCTTCCAGGTCCGCACAGAACGCTTCTCAGGTCCGCACAACCCGTCTAGTTACATGTTGGGGTCATCGGGAGTATTGATGCCAGATGCATCGGCATTGCCGCGTCGCACCAACCACAGTTTGCCGCCACGCTCCAACATGGTGTATCCTGCGGCCGCAACAGCGCCAGAATTAGATGCGATAAGTCCACGATATATACGAGTCTTTTGAAGATCCTTGGTTGAACTAGTAGTGTCGCTTCCAGTAATGTCAATAGCACCAGGAGCATATATACGTGCAAAGTCTAGCATGGCTTCCGCCGCAGTTCGCATTAGACGTAGATAGTTGACGTGTCCTGCCGCCGCACTACGTGCATGCGATACAGTGAATCCTTCACGACTACGATCTTGCGACATCATGGCGAATGAATATTCTCCGCCATCACGTGCATCCGACATTACAAATACAAATATGATGGGTTCGCCATCTGCGTTGATGCGTGTTTCCCATTGTGCACGTCCTTCTTGTGTCCAAGTGAATTGAGTGGCATAAGGACGTATTGAGCCTAGGGAAATTTCTGTGAGTAAAGTCTTTAATCGTATCATGTTAATAGTCTAATCCGTCTTCGATGCGTTGCGCCAAAGTAGATGTTTCTTCGTTGACTACTTGGTATTCGGAATATTCCGCATCGCCGATGCTAGCGATGATGCTGCGAGTGTTGTCAATGTATTCTAGATATGCGTCAGCTAATATGCTAGCATTGTTCCGTAATACCTCTTTTGCCTCTTCAGATATGTCCATGTAATTCACAGTGCGTAACGATTGTTGCATGGTCTTGAATATGTCTTCTTGTTGTGACAACACAAGTTCTAAACTTGATAGGTCAACACTTTGTTCCGTGATGCGTCGACGTGTGTTTTCTAGTAATAAGTCTTTTAATCGTTTCATATCATTTCTTTTTCGAGATGTGTTATTTTAATAATATATATCAGTTTCCGCTAAAAGCTGGAAACGAGTATACGGCCGGTGCTTTGTGAGACGTTGCTAATAGTACGAGATAGATTCTAGTTATAATATATAGGGAGTACTAGTAATAATATATAGGATAGGCTATATGCACCGCATATTCGAATAAAGAGCACCTATATAGCAAAATTTCTCCCCGTGCGAGGAAAATATATATAACCACCCTATCCAATCAGGGGGTGCTATACCCCTTTAACGAAACCCTCCCCACCCCCCCAGAACAAGGGGGGTCTATGGGGTCTAAACAAGGGGGGTTACCCCACAAAAAAAAGGGGGGCTATTACACCCCCCATCACGCCCCTATAGGGTCTACGTATATACTTCTGCTTAAAGCAACTCTGATATCAATGCGGATGCTTCCTGGTTGTCGATGCAGCGTTGACTCTTTGCCATAATACTTTTGCATCTTCTTGCATTCTAAGAATGATGCTGCTTCTAATAATTGGATTGCTTGGATCATCTCTTTCTTTGTCATGTCTCTCTTGTTATATATTATTACTTACTCTTGTTACTTACTCTCTTTATGTTATCGCATCCATTCATAGTCAGCTAACACTTTCAAGCATTCCGGACATCCTACTTCTTCTATGCCGGCATACCTAGCGTGGTTGCTGCTTAATGCTGGAGTACCACATAGGTTGCCTAAGCCGGTTCGATAAGCATGTGCCGTGTCACTCCATACATTGCCTCGGTTACCGAAGATGCTAAACTCTTTTCCTAACTCTTTTACATTTACTTTTTTCATATCTCTCTCTTTTTAATTATACTTAAATATACCAATAATTCCGATGCGATCCTAATCTTTTTTAAACTTTTATTACTTGGTTGCTTGTAACACTAATGTCAAAGTAACGGCTTGGTTTGAAGAGTTCCGTGCTACTAAATGATGCTAATGCCACATCGTCATACTCAGTGAAGAATCCCATAAACTTTAAATTTGGATACGATGCATACGCGGTTTGAATTGTATACACTTCGCCTACTTCTAATAACTCTAATCCTTTCATATCTCTCTTTTTTTAATTTATATAAATATACCAATAATATCCGTACGTGTCAAGCATTTTAGTAACTTTTTTTTACAGTGCAAAGCCGACACCTTTCGGCGCCGACTTGCTATTTGAGAGATATGTTTTCTATTCTGCTGCGATGATTTGTTCTGCTACCATCATCTCCGGATCCTCAAATCCCATTGCACATATCCTAGCTGCTTTAATAAAGCTTCTGAGGTTAATGTCAATGCCTGCGAATTTCTCATCCAACTTTTTCATTATGTCCAATGCCTGTTGCTTAGCTGCCAAAGGAATTGTCTTTTCCATAGTCGGCATCAATTGCTCCATCCTCTTAAACATCTGGCCGGTATTCATTGAGATGTCAGACACAAAGCTACGGCTTCTAATTGCGGCATCCAAGCGGCTTTGTTCAATGTTGCTAATGAATATAATGCGACCTGTGAATTCAAAATGTGCTGGGAGAGGTTCGCCGTACTCATCCTTAAGTGGTCTGCTAGAGATATAAGATATCTTGCGAGTGTCATAGCTATCCAAAGCCGCCTTGAGGATATTCACAGCGTCATCATCTTTGAATACGGAATCACAGTCATCCAACACTACCACCTTGTCGGAATTTTGGTAAAGGGTAATAAACAATCCGGCTGCGGTAGCACGACCCTTAAAGTGAACAAACTCATATGACTCTCTTAATCCCATAGACTTAAGTGTCTCCTTAACTAAGTGTGTCTTGCCGGTACCTGCCATTCCTGTGATTACCAATGATGGCTGAATGCCTCTGCCTACCATCTTTGTCAAGCGAGTGAGGTTGTCAAACATTACCTCAGGATCTCTGCTCTCTGTCACTGTCATGAAAGACAATTTTGCAGGAGCCGCAGGTGTCACACTTACTCCCACTTCGGCACTTGCCATTCGGGTTACTCTGCCTGTGGAGCTAACCATCAATACCTCGCGGTTGCTTTCAGCATTTCTAAGCTGCACATCGCGGATTAAACCTTTTGGCGCGAACTCTCCTGTCTTCACATTCTTCGCCATTAACTTGCCTTTTACTCTTACTGCTTCAAATACATTTAACATATCTCTTATTTTTTAATTTATATAAATATAATGATTATTTCGGTACGTGTCAACCTTTTTGTTAACTTTTTCGAAACTTTTTTTATACCTATTGTC